GCATTTCTTGGTTAACTCAATAACCAGCTTGCCTGTAACAATTACTGCTCGTTTTCTGTAACTTCTCCAGTTTTAATGTCTATTGAAACGTCACCATACTTTTTCATCAAGCTTTTTCGAAGGTCGTTTTCTTTTTCTTCGACCTCTTCTATGTCTTGGACGATCTCTTCTTTTTTTGCCTTTAGGTCAACAATTTCTTCTTGAAGAGAATTAACTTGAAGCGTAATCCATCCAAGCTTGTAGATAAGCTCTTCTTGACTTGATTTTAAGTTTTGCAAACTGTTCAATTCGGATTTATCTAGCTTCATAGTATTTTTGTGTTGTTTTCACTTTATATATAGGATAAAACAATGCGAGTTTTCATATCTTATACAAATACATCCACTTCTCGAACCAAATCAAAGTTTACGTCAATAAACTCATTGGTTCCGGTAAATTGAAGCTGACCTGCTACCGATATTCGGTTCTGGTCGGGTTGTGGAGTCAAGTCGAACGTGTAGTTCTCTAAAAGGCCGTTATTTTGAAAGCCCGAAAGCGTGTTTTCAATAAAGTCTCGGTATTCGGAAGTTAAGTCTTCATTGATGTTTTCAAAAAGAAGTTCTCTTCCTCTTTGAGAAACCTCGTTTTTAATTTTGTTTAGCCCCCTACGGACCTTTAACTTCGTTTTCGGCCCGTCTCCAGAGAGAAGCGTTCGGTTTCCTTGAAGAACAATCCCAAGTCTATTATCAGAAACGAAATTAATCCCGTTTTGAAGAAACTGTTCTTCTTCGTTTCTATAGTAGTTCCGCTCTAAGTCCTCGACGGTAAGGTTTGTAGAGTCTCCTGCGGGAGCAGTTGAAATGCCAACAGAGTTGTCGTGTTTTGAATATCCGGCGGGAACAAAGTTTGAGATTGGATATGTTTTGCCTTCTACATTAGCCCATCCGTGATAAACGCTTGCGTAGCTGGATACAAGAGTTTCTTTTGGGTCCTCTAGAGAAGAGAAGTCTTCAATCGGAGGCAGATACCCGGCAACAAAGAGAACGGTTCCTGTGTCCCGTGCAAACGCCTCTGCGCTATTGCAAAGGTTTGTATGCACATCAAGTAGGCAATCCGGAATCACAACAAGTTCAACGTCAAGTGTAAAGTCTTGATTTAAAATTTCAAAAGCCGTTTCAAACGTTGAAAGCTCGGTTATTCCATACAGGTTATTCGAAGTAGCATCAATTCCGGTCTTTTTTTCATCTTCTAAGATTTGACCGTCGTAGCCTCCTTGAAACGCCACGGTAAACTTTTCTTCAACAACGTCTGTGGCGTCTTCTAAATTAAAGTCAGGTGAAGACAAAGCCCCGTTGGGAATGGGTTTCAAGTATTGAATGTTGTCTTTTACATTTGCGTCAAACCCAAGAAAAAGATCGTCTCTTTCACTTAACGGAAAATCGACGTAATCAGATATGTCTCCTAGGCTTTGAGTGGTTCTGTAAACCGGGTCTGGAAGGCTTTGGCTTGGCGCATATGGGGTTTTGTACCCTTCAAAACCCTTTGGCACTACTCCGGAAGGAAACGCCGTTTGTGCAACCTCTACAGACACGTAGTTAGAGCGCCCTTCGTATCTTCCGGTTGTTGCTATTCTACCATCACTAAAGAAGCTGTATTTGTCCCCGATTTCCTCGGCTATATAGTTCTCTGAATCTTCACCATCATTTAAACTTAAAAGCTCAAATCTCTCTAAGACGGTGGGGTTGAAATCGCTATCTTCAAAATCCCGGACTTCAACGGTGAAGGTGCCTTCCTGCTCGTTGATTTCGCTAATAGACACCTTCACCCGCTTGTTTTCATCAGTTCCTTCACTGTTTAAAACGAACCGAAAAAGGCGTTCTCTTTGAAAATTTTCATTGAAATCTCCAGACGTGATCCACGGAGTTTTAGGTCTACTTGGAGAAAGAGAGGAAAGGTCCAACCCTTTTCTAAAACTTGCGTCAACGGGCTCGTCTACGTCAAGGTCTTCAAGCTTTTCCGGAAAGAAAAGGTAAAGCTCAAAGTCTTCAATATCTTCTCTTTCTACATATCCTTCAAGTTGGTCATTTAAGCTCAAATCCACTTCCTCAAAAACTGTGCCGGGTGGGTCTGACTCAATGGTAAGTGTAAAGTTTGTAACGTCTCCAGACGCTTCGACCGTTCGGCTGTCAACGCCACCCCTATATATCCAAACTAAAAGCGCGTCTCCAGACGAGTCAGTAAGTTCAATCGTGTCGGGGGTTTCACTTTTCGAGTCCATGACCCGTTGAATTCGGGGAACGCCCCCGGCTTTGATTTGTTTTTCTGCCGCTTTTACAACTGGACTTTCAGTTCCATAAATCCGGTGAAGCTGTTCAACAGTTCCAACCGGGGTCTTTACAAAGGCAGGACCTCTTTCGGTGCCCCCAACAAAGAGGCTTCTTGTTTCGTCAGTTACTACCTGCTCTTCTTCAACAATTTCACCTTCAACCGATACGTCTGGAAAATTGACTTTCATTTTCTAGCTTCTTCGTGAATTCGAGTTTATGCGATCTTTCATTTGATCGGGAGTTAACGTAGACTCGTTAAACGTCACTTTTGCTACGCTGTGTAGCTTCTTCGTTGTAGCTTCATAGGTCATGTCTTCAGGAATGATGTATCCGTTAACCTCTGCGCTGAAGTTTGCCGTAACGTATCTACTATCGTCTTGGGTGTTTTCCGTCTCCGGGTTAATACTGTCTACAGACGTGTAAAACATATAGTCTTCGGGGTCGCCCCAATACTCTTGGCTGTAGTACGAAATTCGCTCGATAAGTTTGTTCATCTGTTGGATCTGCTCTGTAAACAGCCGTATGTTATAAGAAACTTGAAGATACTTTGGAACTTGAATCACGTACTTCGTTTCAACCGGGTCTCTGTCTTGAAGAGCATCAAAATTGTCAAATCTGTTTTGTGAAGAACGTGTACGTACTCCAGAATACACTCCCGGTTTCGGGGTCATGTTAAGACGAGTGTTTTGACCATCTAAGTTAGACCATCTTTGAACGCTACTTCTGTCTACGATAATAAGGGGGTAGATAACCCGATCTTGAAGACTTGTTAAGTTTTCTTCTTGGGCTTGCTTTTGTGCCCATGCCCAATCTTCAGGGGAATCCCAAATAACCGGGACCCGTTTCATTTCTCCGTTCTGTTTAACTTCAAAGTTGAACCTTTCTTTAAGCTGGAACATAATGTTCCGGTCAATGTCTTCAAGGCCAACTGTTAGATTTTCTACGTTATCGGTATCTCTTCTCTTTTCAAACGCTCGGTTTGAAGGGTCGGTGCTAACTCTTTCTTCCTTTTTGGACTTGTCTAACTGTTCTTGAAGTCTGTCTTTCTTGGACTTGTTGATATAGTTAATTTCAACTTCGTGATCCCCACCTAAGTTGTCCGGTACATTTTTTGCCATTGATTAAAAAACGCTTTCTCTATTCATACGTACTTAAAAACCTTTTTGGAATGTCGTTGTGAATAACCCGCGTTTCCGGCCAAACGTCTCTTGCTCTTGGCTCTAACCCATAATAGTTAAATCCATGCAAATTCAACTTGTGTGCGATATAGCTTTGGGCGTCGTATCTCATGTATTGAGGCTCTTTTTGGACCATCGGGGTGTATCCATCTTTTTTCATAGCTTCAACGTCAATTACTAAGATTGCATCCCCGTAACTACCGTTAAGAAGCCGATCCGGGGTCGTCACGGTAAACACCGCATTTCCGATGGACCTATTTTTTAGACCTCTTGTTTGGTTTGTAGCGTTTAAACCTTCATCTAAAATCTTATCTACATACTTCGGTTGAGTAGCATGGAAAAGTTCATACTCGGTTCTTCCGACGTTTTCCCAAAAACGTCTGTTGTAGATTTCCTTCCAGTCTACTTCGGTTTCTTCGTAAATTTCACCCAAACTGTACATGTCGCGCATAAACCAGTCTTCAATCCCACTCACTTCGGGGTATGAAGAATCCGGGGCGGTTATGATTTTATCCTCTTCAGGAAGAACGACGAACTTGTGTCCATTTAAAGTTTCTTCGGTGTAATCTACGCCTTCTTCATCTAAAACACTTAAAGCTTCCCGGTAATCAAGATCCCAAAAAATGTCTTCAAGTTCAGCGTCAGACATTCCATTGGACCTTGCCTCACGAAGTAAATCATTAAATCGAATCATAGTTCAAAGTTCAAATACTTGCTTTATTTTAGGTGGACGATTTGACTGGTTTTTACGGATTCTTTTGATAGCTTTTGAGATCCGTTTTTCGTTTTCAGTCATAACTTAAATGAAGTTTGGGTTATTTCGGACTCTAGCAACTTTCGAACGCCTACGTTTTTTGTATTCTTTTTCAGCGTCTTCACGGAGATCGTCCGGGTCGCTCATGTTTTCAACAACGTCTCCGGTTTCGTGTTCGGCATGAATCGCTCGGTTGATAAGATTGATTTTTTCTTTCTGTGGAAGCCTTCGTATGTTCTTTAAGTCTTTGTAAATTTCATATATGTCTTTGTGAACACCGTCTCCGAAAATTTGTTGAAGACGATCTACGTGTTCTTTCATCGCTTCAATCCAAACGTCTTCTTCTGTTGGGAAGGAGTACGGGTCGTCGGGGTCCATTTCATATTTGTCTGCCACCCGGTTATATATATCGGACCTTGAAACGTGATATCCCCATATCCGGTTATCAAGCTCTAACCTTTGTGGAATGGCTCTCCACTCTTCAAACGGGAGCTGGTAAACATCAATATTCATGCTTCTTAGACCCATTCCGATTCGTTCCATATAGTCAGCATATGCTTCCCAACCTAAAAATCCGTGCTCCACGGACTTCCGGCGAAATGCTGGTTTAAGGATTTCAGCAATCCGTTCCCAATCGTAAGTGTCCCAATTGCCTGACATAGAACGGTAAAAATATTCCCGGACCATACCGTTTAAGTCGTCACGAAATATTCTTGAAGGGTCTTCTTTCTCCTGAAGGAGAAGGCTTACCTCTTCTCGAATTATTCTTCTAAGTCTTTGTTCGGAATTCATCATCTAACTAAATTTTTATCTCTGTTGAGGAGTAACCGTATAACCTACAGGATCTCGCTCTACACTTGCGTTAGGAAAGCGATTTTTTATGAATTTAAGATAAAGACGTTCTCTTTGCTCGCTCCCACCACTAGAAGAAAGGCCACCACTCTTAAATGAACCTGCAAATGTGTATTTGTTATATTTTTCAGGAAAAATGCCCCGTTTTTTCATAGAGCCATGAAACTCTTCAACAATATTCATTACCGTTGCCATGACTTTGAAGATTTCGTTTTCGTTTGTTACCGTAGAAAAACTTCCATCAACAGAAAAGCTAACGTCTAAACTAGATTCGTCTTCACCATACTTTTCAATGGTGACTTGGTAGGCATTTTCGGGTGTAGAGAACTCGTATTTAAAGTATATCGGGTCAAGCCTAGACAGTATGTTTCTGTAGTTGAAGCCAGACCGGGTTTCACCAAGTTCATGAATTACTTGACGAATATACTCCCGAATGATGGATTCTTCTTTGGATTTAGTATTAAGCGATTTTTTCTTGCGTTTCATTATCCTTCGTCGGGATCAATGACGTTGATTTTTGAAATTCTTGTCTGTTCAGTTCGCACCGTAACTGCGTGTCGAAGGTTAAACTTGTCACCAACAAGCGTGTTGTCAACCACTTCTTTTACCTCAAAGTAAAGATTTGACCATTGAATAACGTCTCCTTCTTCCGGGTAAATGTCAAACTTTTTCAAAACTTCACGTTGAATACCAAACTGCATCGATTGTTTCTTCGTCGGACCTCCGGTGTTTTGCCTATCTGTTTGCTGATCTTCGGGGGTAATAAGCACTTTGATTTGAAAAGGAGGGCGGTACACTTCTCCTTCGGGGCTTTCCCCGTACAGATTTGTGACCGTCTCTTGTGGAAGGATTTTGTAGTAGATGATCGGAATGTCAATGATCTCGTCTACATATTCCTCATTAACGCCTTGAATAAAGGCCCAATCATTCCCCCCCACAAAAAACTGCTGCTGGTCGGGTTGATCTCTTCCGTAATCGTCGTTATTGTCAAGTTCTGCCAATCTTCACACAAAGTTTAAATGGTTCACACTATATATAGAACAGAATTAAACGAAAAGGTTTTATTGTAAGCTAAACGTGGTTACTCCTAATCTAAACAACCCACATTTGAACGTAAACGTCAAGCTCGCGGAGTTTGTTCTTCGGAACAACCTTTCCCGCGAGTTTTTGCTGTTTATGCACCTCAAGTCTCTTTGTGACGGTTATATTTCGATTACAAGCCGCGAAAGAGAATACTTGAAGGGGAAGATGAGGTGGACGTGTAACCGCTCTCTAAAGCGGAATCTAAGCCGCTTAGAGGACCTAGACTGGATTTATTACAGCGAAAGATGCTCGGCGTGGAAAATCAACGGATGGAAACACCTGTTGAACAAGTACAATATCACGTCGAGCACCGTTCGTCAACTCGCTGTAAAAAATATAGAAAACGTTAAGGAAGCAAAAGCCCACCTATTCTCGATGGTGGTTGCCAAAAGAGCAAACCAAAGGAAATGGTACGTTCGCAAAACGAGTCGAGCGCATAAAGGCCACTCCTTCGATTTGCTTGAAGGTGAAAGCTTTTCTCCCTTAACGCTTTCGGTATCCTTTCTAGCCGAAGTTCTTGATTCGTGCAAAAGCGAAATTCATCGAATGAAGAAGCTGGCCGAAAGGTTCTGTCGAATCTCATTTATAAGTAGAAGGCATGACACAAGCGTTTCACTTTCGGGTCTAAAAGACCTAAAGAAAACGTTTCCCGATTATGCCCACCGAATGAGATGTGACATAGAAAACGACCGGGTGCTAATCCAGCTTACCGATACGATAAAACACAACATCAAGTTCAAAAAGAGCAGACAAGCTTACGCTTCCTAAGTAGGTGTTAAAATGAGCGTGTTTAAAGCGTCTTGCGTGTATATGACAAGCTTGGAACGATAATAACGAGTTCACTACACACTCGCTACACGTTACACACGGGGCACGCAAAACGGGGAAACTCAAAGCGAAAAGGTCAAGAAAGCTTTGGTTGAACGTAACTTTCCCAATACCCGTATAGCCTGTTAATCAACCGCTTTTCCTGCCGTTTTGACACCGCACGAAGAAGTTGATCGGGCAAAAACTCCCCGAACACCCAGTCTTTGAACTTCCGGAAGTCCCCATTCCAGTTTCTTTTGTTTAAAGAGTTAAGGAGGCTAGGTTCACCGACAAGTTCTTGAACCTGTGCAACTGCCGATTGAAAGTAAGCGTTCACTTCCAAAGGGTCGGAAAAGTATGTTCTCCACTCTTCGCTTGAAATCTCTTTTGAGTCATACGTTGCAATTTGGTCAAGCCCAAGGTCAGTTCTTTTATCGTCTAAGTAGTGGATGTATTCGTGAATAACAAGATCAAACACATTTCTTAGGTTTTGAGAAATTTCACGTCTTATTTCTTTTTCATCCTTTTTATGCGGGTTGTCTTCAAGAATATACAACACAATGGCAGGGCCACCTTTAAGCTCGTTTGTATACATTCCATCTGTTCGAGACTGGCTTTTTTCACCAAACACGATTCGAAGCGGATTTTTAGCTTCCTTTTCGTATTCTGTAAACCAATCGATCCGGACATACGGGCTGTTGTATCTCCCGATGTATTGGATCATCCCACCACTTTTTATGTACTCTAAGAGGCTTTCAAACACGTCAACGGCTTGTTTTCGCATTAGCTTATCCGTTTCCGCGTCTTCGGTTAAGCGGTAAGATACTCTGTGTTCAACTCTTTCGATAAGGTCTTTTTTACCCACCATAGCCAATGTAAATCTTTTTTGGAATCCGGTTCATCATTTCTTGAAGATTTTGCTGCTGTTGGTTTTGCTCTTCAAGAAGATTTGTCCTAGAAAGCTGTTCAAGCTGTTCTCTTAGGTTGTTTTCAAGCTGTTCCATGTTCTGTTGCGCTTCCTGCTTTTGGCTTTCACCGTCAAGTTGAAGGTCAGCGCCGTTGGTTCCCGGAATAGAATTTCCGTACTTCGAGCGAACAGTTCCAAGCTTGTGTCTTGCAACTTCAAGTGCGTATTTGTAAATCCAACGCCTAGAAGGTTGGTTAATGTCTTCGTAGTGGTGAACGTCGTATGGAACATCTGAATAGTCGGAAACAACGTTTGCAATATCGGAGTCTACAACTTGAACGTTGTTTGCTTCGTCTTTGAACACATAGTCAAACCAGATCCTCCTTGGAAACGAGCGGTTTGGTTCTTCGTTGTCGTCGTTTTCCGGAATTGCGTCTCCACCAAAAAAGTCTTCTGTTCCCGGAATCGGCGTGATCGTAAGCACTCCGTTGGTAAGTCTGTACGTATATCCGGAGCGTCGAATCAAGTCGTTAAACTCAACCGCTTGCAAGCGAAGAAGATCATGGTACGCTGGCATCATAAGGTATTCAGAAGCCACGCCATAGTCGCTAAAGCCAAGTTCTCGAAGAACGTTTAGCGTTCCCACTCCCCCAACAGAGAATGGATCATAAAGCCTCTCAATGGCATGTGGAGGGTAGTAGTAAATCTTCTTGATGATGATCTCTCTGTCTTCAATTGGAACAGATCCGGACCTGTTTTTCTCTTTGAAAAGCTTTTTAATGTCGTAACGCTGTTTTCCGCGTTTGATGTTGATGAAATCTTTTCTCCAAGTTACACTTCCACCGTGTCCAACCTCGGACCCATAGGCTTTTGCAAGCCGAACCATTTCCCGGACTGGAGATCCGGTGACGTGTTTCCCGGTTAAGTTTTCATATTCACCAATCTTTTCGTTTCCTTGAAGAATGATTAAGTTGTCTTTGATGTTAAGGTGGTTGACAAGCCTTGAAAATTCAAGAATCGCCTCTTCAATGGAGTTGTAAAGGTCTTTTTCATCGATCTCAATATCAACAGTCGGCCAACCAAGACGCCGCGCAATCCAATCTGCAATTTTGGGGGCGTCTTTAATGAAATCCGGATCTCCGTCAAAATAGCCAAATGAAGTTTTTCCAACGGGGTTTCCAAGCGTTCCGTCAAACTTTGTAGGTACAGCCATATGAAGTCTCTTTGAATACGTCTGTGAAGTCACAACCTTTTATCTCTTACAGTTATATATAGGTGAATAAAATGCGGAAGTCGCGAGTCGTTCGGGCTTTAGAATGCCTCTTTTCGGGGTATGAAGCGATAGAAGCAAAACGTTCAACAAAATTATGTACAAGACAAAATCATATACGTCACACGAAAGTCAAAAGCCGGAAGCATGGATTACCGTAAATAAAGACCGACGCCCAACAGAAAACGGTCAAAACGTGTACCTTGAAGACGGCCAACAGTTTGAAATAGAACTTAACAACCCAACCGAAGATCCGGTCTTGGCTAAACTTAAAATTCAAGGAGAAACGTCTGATTCGGGTCTTGTTTTACGACCCGGAGAACACACGTTTCTAAAACGGTACATTGGAGAAGATAAAGCGTTTCGGTTCGGCACTTACGAAGTGCCGAAAAAAAATGAACGCTTCATTGAAAAAAACGGTGAAGTTGCGATTAAGTTTTACGAAAAAGAGGTCAACTTCTATAAGCAACATCAAATAACGTGGAATCCACCAAAGGACGATTATCCAGATAAAAAACCTATCAACCCGTATCCGTGGGAGCGAGATCCTTGGACTGCCCCAAATAGGCCAAGAATCTGGATGGATACTTCCAGCTTTAGTTCTATCAGCTTTAGCGGAGACGTGAGCATTTCCGGTTCTTCAAAAGACGGAGAAACGTTAAAAACCGGAAGAATTGAGCCGGGAGAGAAAACCGGACAAGACTTCAACGTAACAAACGAGAAATTCAAAAACTTCTCGTTTCACACCGTTCGGTTTAAGCTTCTTCCTGCAAGTCAAAAGAACAGTTCCCGGAAGTATTGCACAGAGTGTGGGGCAAAACAAAAAAAGAATTGGAAGTTTTGTGCGTACTGTGGAACAGAGTTTGAGTAAACAACTGTTTTGAATATTCTTTAAATCCGAAGGGAGGCTTAGTTGAAAGGCTGGCCTCCCTTTTGTTATTTTCTATCTATAAACAAAAAGGAAAGCATTCATTAAAAAGCAAAAGGTATGCCGGATATAGATTTTAGAATTACATCTGCCGATTATATTTATCTTGACTTCGATTACGACAAAGAGCTTGTCAACTACGTCAAGGAAAACATTCCCGGAAGGAAGTATGTCAAGCGAAGCAAAGAGTGGAAGTTTAAGCTTAACCGAAACTCGCTTCCTGACTTCTTGAAGTTTTTGCAAGATTGGGATTTAGATAAGTCAGACGTTCCCCGTTCCATTCAAAACCGGATGGAAAGCATCATTAAAGAAGCAAAGAAGGTAGAAAAACAGAAAGAGAAAAACAAGCGCCTTGCGGAAAAAGATGAAGTTGAAGACTTCAAGGTTTACGGCCTCGCACAAGGCATGAACCCGTATCCGTTTCAAGAGGTAGGAATCAAATACGCGGTTGAAAATAAAAACGTCATTATCGGAGACGAACCGGGCCTCGGAAAGACTGTGGAGAGTATAGCGGCGATGCACAAGCAAGATGCATATCCGGTTCTTGTCGTATGTCCAGCTTCTTTAAAAGACAATTGGAAAAGAGAATGGAACATGTGGCTCCCCCGAAAAACGGCAAAGGTCCAGCACTCTAGCGAAGGGCTTGACCTTCGGGCTAGAGTATGCATTATCAACTACGATATTCTATGGAAGTACAGGAAAAAACTTCGAGAACACGATTGGGGTGGTCTTATACTTGACGAGAGCCACTACGTAAAAAACGGGTCTGCAAAACGTTCTAAGGCCGCAAGACAGATTGCACGGAGAATAGACGGGCCAAAGATCCTTCTTTCCGGAACGGCTGTTGTGAACAGGCCAAAAGAGCTTATCAACCAACTCAAGATCATCGACCGCTTTGAAGAAGAGTTTGGTGGATTCTATCCTTTCGTTAAACGCTACTGCGATGCTGAACAAACTCGGTGGGGGCTAGACTACGACGGGGCCTCAAATGTAAAGGAGCTTCACGAACGTTTAAAGAAACTTTGCTATATTCGAAGAAACAAAAAAGAGGTTCTTGAAGACCTTCCAGATAAACAGCGTTCGTATATTGAATTTGATATTGACAACCGGAAAGAATACGACGTGGCAGAAGAGGACCTTGCCGCCCATCTTCGAAAACAAGAGATTACAGATGAAGACTTCCTTGAAAAAATAGAAAGTCTAGATGCCCTTGAACAACAGGAAAAAATTCGAAAGGAGTATGGAGCGAATGAAATTAGCGGATACGCCGAAAAATTGATGAAGCTTGCAGAGCTTCGAAAACTTGCAAGCAAAGGTAAGCTAAAGAAAGCGAAAAGGTGGATCAAGGACTTTTTGAAGTCCGGGGAGAAGCTGGTTCTTTTCGCCCACCACAAGTTTGTTATCCAAGAGATTGTAGATGAATTTGACGCTTTAAAAATTGACGGTTCCGTTCCGGTCGAAGACAGGCAAGACGTTGTAGACAAGTTTCAAAACGACGATTCTGAAAAGGTGATTGTCTTGAACATACAAGCTGGAGGAACGGGGCTTACGTTAACAGAGTCTTCAAATGTCGTATTCCTTGAACTCCCTTGGACCCCCGCAGAAGTAAGCCAAGCAGAAGACCGTTGCCACCGGATAGGACAAGAAGATTCTGTGAACGTTTACTTCCTTCTAGCAAAAGAAACGATAGACAAAGACATGTTTGAAGTCCTAAAAAAGAAAAGGATTGTCACGGAACAGATAAACGCCGGGAAAGATATAACAGACGAAGAAGGAAACGTCGTGAAAGGTGTTATTAAGAAGATTACAGACAGACAGTCTTAACAAAAAATGGGTATAATTGTTTTAGATAACAAGGTCAACTCCAGCACCGAATGGGAGTACGGGGACTATGCAGTTTCCTCTTGGTCTTTTATGCGAGTTGTTCCGGTTGAAGAAAAAACGTGGATTCATAGAAATGGGGGACCTTGGAAAAAGACGGTAATGGGATATAAAAAGATCGACGTAGTTAAGGAAAACATAGAAAAAGTTCTTTCTCTTTAAGAGCACAACCTCAGATAAAACAAAATCCGTTAAAGACAAATGAATCTTGTTGATTACTTAAAGGCGTACGGGGTAAAAACTAACTTTACGTTTACAAGCTACCACCTAGACCGGGAAAGCGAACTTAACGAATTCAACCCCGGAGTTGGAACCGAAGTTGGAACGGGTCCATTAAAGCTTCAAATGGGATTTTATAAAAATTCTCACGAAAAAGTGACAACCTTTGTTGGAACTTCTTATTGCCACAGCATAACAAATTACCTTCACGTAGGCGTAATATTGGGAGCAGCAACTGGATACGATCACTTTGAACTTGGTATCCCCTTTACAGGGGCAATTGTTCCTTTTGTGTCGGTGGGAAGGAAAAACCGCGTTCAAATTGGTTTTGTGCCTTCGGAGGGAGGAGGCGTGTTCAGCGGAAGAATTGAAATCAATTTTGACTGTTAGCAATCCAATGATTTTAACCAAAGAAGAGCAAGTCTTGTTCGCTAAAAGATTCTGTGAAGAAACTGTTGACGGGTTTAGTCCTACAAGAGAAGAAAACACAGTTACATATAGCTTAGACGAAATCAAGTGGAAATTCACGGTTACAAGATTTGGAAGCCTAAGTATTCAAATCAAAGAATCCGGCAAGACGATCTCTAAGTCTGCATACGGTCTATACCCTCAATACAAACCCATAGGCGATTCGGTATCCCGGTGGAGACAGATCGTTGCCAGAAAAATGAATCTAGACTATAGAAAATGAGAAGAAGCAAAACAAAAATGGAAGGAACAGTTAACGTGAAATGCTTGAATTTGATTGAGATTTTAGACCACAGGGGGAGTTTGGGGGTTCGGTTTTCAAAAGAAGAGGAACAAACAAAGAAACGGCTCGTTTCAATAGCTGAAGATAACGGGTACAAGGTAATCGAAGAAGAAAACTTTGTAGCTGTATTCAAACCAAACGAAATCAAAGACGTATGACAAGTCACGAAGAGGTTCCGAACAAGCTTCCAATTCGAAAAAACGATGAAGTGGCGATTTATGGCGATAAAAGAAAGAAAGGAACCGTAGAAAGAGTATGGGAAGAAAACGGCTATGCGGTTGTAGACTGTGGACACAGCAGTAGATACACTGGCTTTTGGTACTTCGAATCTCTTATCATCGTAGACGAAAAAATCCGCTCGATTCGGGAAAAAGAGCTTCGAAGAAAGTCCGGATTTGAAGAAGCGAAGCCATTAACAGACGTAAAGGTTGGGGATCTTATTGTAACGTCGCAAGGTGAAACGGTCGTTGTTAAGTCCGTAAGTTCAAGACAGGTAAAAGCTGGTGGGTTGAAGTTTACCAAGTCCTCCGGTGAAGGTTGGGGAGATCAATCTGTTTCCGCACAACCGAAGCCAAAAGAAGAACCTGAAGCCGTTAAAGACTTGGATGAAATAAAGCCGGGTGATACCATTGAACTTTCAAACGGGGAGTTTGAAGAGGTCACGAAAGTTTCCACACGGCAAATCCGAACAGAAAGCCACAAGTTCAAGCGTTCAGATGGAACCGGGTGGTCTGACGAAACAGCGTCCATCGTTCTTGGTTAAAGCAAATTGTAGGAAACAAACGGCGCGGTTTGCCTATATAATGTATCCTACATGAATAAACCAAGAGGTATAACGTATGGAAATCGAAGTTCGGTACAAAATAGATGGTGAAGAAAAAGAGGCCACCGTTTCAATCCCGGACAGACTTGCGGATATGGTCGATGAAAAAAGGCAATTTGACATTTTCTTAGAAGGCGCAATCAAAGAGCGGATTGAAACCGATTCTCAAAGCACCGTCGAAAGCATCATTTACACAAACGTAAAAAAAGGAAAGTGATCGTATACTCAGAAAATCAAGAGATTTTAGAAGAGATCACCGAAATAAACCATGACGTTCACGGATTGCGGCGAGTGGACCGTTCGACCTTCATGGTTTACTGGTTCATTAACACGTTTGAAATGAAAGCGGAAACAAGGCACAATGCTTTCAGCGTTAAGCTTGTGTCCACAGACGGGCTCACTCTTGATCTAGAACGAAAAGCAGACGCCTTTTAACTAAAACAAACTTTGTTATGCTTTGGATTATCTCAGGCTCACTTTTGGGGGTTTTATATGGCATTTTTGTTGCGGAAGTAGAGTCTTTCGTTGAGGTAGTTTTCTTTGCCATTTTCTTTGCTGGTTTTGGTGCTATGTCTTCTGGCATGTTATCAATTGCATATCCGGTCGAAGAAGTTGTCACCAAAACGAAGTCAACGGAACAGATTTACAACCTGTATGACAACCACTCTACTTCCGGAAATTTGTATTTAGGCACCGGGTCCATTGAAGGAAGAAAGTATTACTACTACATGACAAAACAGAGGCTTGGACACAGAAGCAAAAGAATTCCTGCGAGCCAGACATACATCAAAGAAATTAATCCGGCAAAAACAGACAGCTTTAGAGTAGAGGCTAGAACTAAAGTTCGAAAAGATATGTGGTATCGGCTTACATGGTCGCGGGAAAGGTTTTACGTTGTCTACATTCCGAAAAACTCAATTGACCGATCTTTTAACGTGAAGTAAGTGTGAAGCCTAGGTCCTCTTTGAAACAAAAAGCCAGCACGCGCATGTAAAAGGGTGCCTAACAAGGAAGCCCCTTTATCACAAAGCAAACAGGTTATGTCTTTTGACTGGAGCGATTACCAGAAACGGATCTTCGATTGGGGAATCAACGGGTCCGGAAACGCGGTTGTGGACGCAAAGGCCGGAAGCGGAAAAACAACCACGCTTATTGAGCTTGCACGTCGAATCAAAGAAGAGCGTGGAGAGGGTGGAGTTTTTGTTGCGTTCAACAAACACATCGAGCGCGAACTCTCTGACAAGCTTTCCGATACCGATTTCATTGCAAAGACCGTCCACTCTTGCGGTTTCGGTGCAATCCGCTACGCCGGGTACGACGTTGACGTAAACTCTGATAAAATCAAAGACATCGTCAACGCCGTTACGTCCGATATGGCGTTCAAGAAAAACAAAAAGACGGTAAAGGCCAACCTTCGAAACATCGTTGACCTTGTTCGGCTCAATCTTGCGGACCCGTCCGATAAAAGCGAAGTTTTGGACGTTGCCCGTCACCACGGAATTTCCATTGAAGAGATTTTCCCGCTTATCGAAACGGTGATTAACCGTTCAAACAAGATTGCAAAAGAAAACGGGGAAATTGACTTCACCGACATGATTTATCTTCCGGTGAAGTGGAACCTTTCGATGTACCAAAACAAGTGGGTCTTCGTGGATGAAGCACAGGACCTAAACACTTGCACGCGCCGGGTGATTGACAAGATGCTTCGTCGGGACGGTCGCGCAATTTTCGTGGGAGATCCCCGTCAAGCCATTTACGGTTTCGCGGGTGCGGATTCGGATTCTTTCGAGCAGATCAAAGAAGAGTTTGAAACAACCGAACTTCCGCTAAACATCACCTACCGTTGCCCGAAAAGCCACGTTGAAAACGTGCAACGCATTGTTCCGGAAATCGAGCCCCGTGAAAACGCCCCGGAAGGTAAAATCATCGAAGACAAGATGGACAGCCTACCGAACATTGCCGAAAGTGGGGATTACGTTTTGTGCCGCACAAACGCTCCGCTTATCCGGAATTGCATCCGTCTAATCAAGAACGGACAGCCTGCTCACGTGGTCGGACGAAACATCAAGCGGGGCCTTCTTCAAATTGCAAACCGGATTGATTTTGATAACTTCAACGAAAGCGTTCGTTCTTACTACCAAAGCAAGCGAGAGAAGCTTCTAGAGAACGATACGTCCGAAGAAAAGCTTCGGGCCTTCCGGGATAAGGTAGACGCCATTAAAACCGTCTACGGCGAATATGACGTTTCCACAAAGCGGGGTCTAAAAAGCAAGATCAAGTCCCTGTTCAAAGAAACGCCCGATTCGGTGAAGCTTATGACCGCACACAAGGCGAAGGGCCTTGAAAACGACCGGATTATCATCATCCGAACCGATCTTATGCCGCTTCGTTGGAAGGGTCAAAAGAAGTGGCAGGCAGAGCAGGAGATGAACCTGAAATATACAGCCGAAACTCGCTCTACGGATACGTTAATCTTCCTTCACCCTGAAAACTAATTACAAGTGTCAGCCGGGGTTGCGGGTACATCTTGATAGGTGTACCCGCAACTTATATTAGAGACGGTTTTACGTGATACGTCGAACCGCTCACCAATCTCAGATTGTGTCATATCGGATTCTTCAAGAAGGTACTTTATCTCCCCGGCTTCTTTTTTTGAAAGCGCAGGTGTCTTAGGTTTTTTCAAATCTGGAATGGGTTGGGGCTTGGAAGGTTTTACACCTTCATGAATCTTACCAACATTGATTTCAGAAATGGTTTGGCTTTTTACGTCGTAATGTTTAGCAACAGACTTTTGGGTAAACTTGGTATTATTCAAAAGCCATTTGATTTCTGAAACTTGCTCTTTGGACAGCTTGTAGGTCTTCTTCGGATCTAAAAAAACTTCTTGGGGCTTACGTGGCTTCACATCCGTATATCTTTTCCCGGTCTTGATGCAGGATATGGTATAGCTTGTAACGTCGTAGAGATCACCTATGTCCTTTTGAGAAGCATCCGTATTTTCTATAAGCCATTTGGCTTCGGCAACCTGTTTCTTGGTCATTCCCAATTTATTTGGTTTTGGAATTGATTCGGGTTTTGATGGTTCAACACGTATCCAGTTTCTTTCTTTGATAATATCGCAAATAGCCTGTGCCGATACTCCGTATTTATTTGCAAGCTGTTTTTGGGTACATTCGGTGTTTTTAACGAGCCATTTGATTTCGGCTACACTCTCTTCATCTAACAAAGAAAGTGGTGAATCACTACCATAAGGTGTTTGTCCCCCATAGGCGGTTCGAATAATGTTAGTGAGTTGATCAAAAATATAATCATCATCTAGAACAAGTTGTTCTAGCTCTTTTGCCTCTTCTAAGGTCAGGTCAGTTGCAAGTTTTCTGCCGTAACATTTCCAACCGTTTTGCTTGCACTTTTTAATCGTAGACGATTTGTGTGGATTTACATCGTACCGTAAACTGCTTTCAGAAAAGTGTCTATTCATTCTTCTTCCGGTTCCGCGCCCTACATAAAACGTCTTCGGAACAAAGTTATTTCGGGGCCGTTCGTGTACTAGAGCATAAACGTAGTATCTTCTATTAGAATCATCCATAGTCAAGTTCAGTTCTTGTTAATGTTCACATTTATATATAGTATGATTGCCCGGTTTACTCACACAAGATCAACCGACACACTCATTCTTCTTCACCCCGAAAATTAATCGGTATTGATTGAAGCTGTGGGCACATCTTGATAGGTGTGCCCACAGTTTATATTAGAGACGGTTTTACGGGATACGCCGAGCCGCCTTTTTTACATGCACGGATACGATTTACTCGAAAATGGTCATAATTCAAACAAAAGAAGACCTCTCAAAAGAAGAGGTATACCCCGAGCATCATGGGAAAAATGAAATTTGGTTTAAAGATTCGATTAATGGCAATCTTCGTTTAAGCCAAGGCAAGATTGACCTTTTAAAAGACACCTATATTCAAGTCGATGAAAGAAAAATTTGGGTTTCCGGATGTGACTTCACGTACAGACACAGGCTTTCAAAATACAAAGGCCAATGGGACCGTTGGGGCATGAGGGTACGAAGAAGCTTCCATAGAAAAGACAGAAGAAAAGCCTTGCCAATTTGCGAACGACACTTTCGGCTTCGTCGGTTAGATAAGCAACATAAACAAGCGAAAAAATACGGAAATATTTTAAAGAGTTGGGGTGTCCACTAATGCTTATATTTCTTGAAACAAATTCAGAGATTATAGAACTTACAAATGTTGGATTCGATTTTTCAAGCGCAGGCGTCTTTTCCTGTTGTAAAGACTATTCCGGAAGGTGTCATTACATGTTTGAACGCCCGATAGGAAATGGCACAATGACCTTCAAAGGAAGTAATATTTACGTGCGTTACCGGGTTAGAAAGTTTTGCAAAGAGGGCATGGGAAAGTCTGTGCCAATAAAATTTAAAGACTCTGTAAATTGATTCTCTTACTTGGAACCAACCTCATGCACTTGCATTTAAGTATTGCGATTTTGAAAGAGAGAAACCTCCTGTTACGATGGAAACTGAAGTTGACGGACTTTGCCACCTTCTTGCCCACGAGATCAACAAGCGGATTTCGGGGACTGTGATTGGAACCACCACTCCTTCCGGTCGGACGTGGCACTACGCCTTTTTGACCGAAGATGGGTCCGTGGTTGACAAGCACGGTTTTCATGATTCGGTTGATTCATTTTTGGCAAAGGCCAAAGACAGTTTCGGTCGAGAAGATTTCTCAATTACCGAAGAATCCATTTCAAAAGAAATGGTGGATATATTTACCGAAGATGAAAAGCTTCGGGCTTCAACCTACGCAGAAAACCTTCTTAACTAAGAAAAACACGTCCATGTATCCAATTGGAAAAAAGGAAATTCAAAAGGCCGCAAGTCGGCTTGGAATTGAAATTTCAAACGAGACGCCTTCCCCCGGAGACGCGTATCTTTGTGGAAGGAACACAAGCGTTCAAATGTTTACGTGCAATCGTGTTGAAAACGGCTGCGTGTTTCCGGAGGAAAGAGGATACCCATACAACACCGCAGAGTGCTATAAGGTAAAGACGTGACCCAACACACTTGCTAAAAGAGATCGCCCGTCTTAGAGGCTGTAAGAGGCTTCTAAGGTTAATCTACATACATGAAGAAAATAAAAGAACAATGACAATAGAAAGTGCAATTCAAGTACACAAGTTCTTAAAAGAGAATCCCGGTTTTCTTGACGGGAGAATTTCTTGCACCCTGTCTAAATCAAAACACAAAGACAGAGAAGACTCGTTTTTCAGTAGAGGATACACCGGAGCAATTTTAAAAGAAGAGATTGGTTTTCTTTTTTCTCAAACCGATGATTATTCTTCGGTTCACGGAGTTGCTGCAGAATTTGAAAACAGCGAAGTTTCTCGCACGATGAAGCACTCTGATTTTGATGAAATGATTAAAGAGGTTCATTTTTCCGGGACCGTAGAACACGTCTTGAACAAAATTTCTAGGTGGGAATCAAACGGCAAGTTCAAAAACGTAACGACAACCGAAAACTCTGTTCTCTTGTGGCCGAATGAAGACCGTTGGCCTGTAAAATATGATAACTATCCTATCAAATTTAAGGTTAAATCAGTTGAAAAGGAGCGGAAGTTTCTGCTTTTCAAAAAGAAACCGTTTCGTTCTTACCACGTATTTCGGTTTATCTCTTCATGTATAGAAGACCGAATGTATTCGCTTCCAAACCTTAACTAAAAGACCGGATGATAATTGTGGTCATTGAGCGGGAAGAACCGATAGAACATTGGTATGACGTAAGAGAACAAAATTTTGAAAATGTGGCACTTGTAAATCTTGTTAGAGGCGACAAAAAGCAAGTGCGAATATACGAAAACCTAATCAAGAAAGACTTCAACGAAAACTGGTAGAAAGGTAAACGAACGAACTTCAAACAAAAACAAAAGAATGGTAGATGAAAACGATGTAACAAACTTTAACAGGACCAAAAAAGAGCTTCAAGAGTTTCTTTTGTTTGGTATGTGTGTAGCCGGAAAAACCGCCAAGGTTCAATCAAAGAAGTTAGAAGAGTTTTTGAGTTTAGAAGAAGGCCAGACACCTTTTGAAAAAATTGAATCTATGGTAGAAAAAGGCGTTCTTGAAAGCAACTTGAAGAAAGTAAAAATGGGAAAGTACACAACACTTGTCCCCGGATTTAAAAGCCTTGCAAAAGAAAAGCCGAATCTTGAAACAATTTCAAAGAAAGAGCTTGAAACCTATTCGGGAATTGGGCCAAAAACTTCAAGGTACTTTATTTTGCATTCAAGAGAAGAAGCAAACGTTGCGTGCTTGGACACACACATTTTAAAGTGGATGAAAAGTCTAGGGTATGAAGTTCCAAAGTCTACCCCGTCCGGAAACAGATACAAAAGAATTGAAACCCATTATCTTTCAGAGTGCCGGAAAAGAGGAAGGCACCCGGCTCATTTGGATTTAGAAATTTGGAAACGGTATAGCAAAAGCTCATGAACCCACTTGACCACTATTTGATTGTAACTCTTGTTTTGCTCTACATGCTTTTTGGCACAGGTTCACTTTTAATAACGCAAGGATATAAAATTTACAAGCAAATCAAAGAAGAAAATGAACACGACAACTGATCACGTCATTAAAGTATACAGCGAAGAGCCGTACATCGACCATAGCTTCGAGCTTGAGGGAGAAACCTATTACGTAGCCGTTGTTGAAGTCCGGGTAAGCAACCACGGGCGGGAGACGGACAAGCCAATTACGTTTTTCTCAACGTCGAAAGAAGAGGCTCTTCAAGAAGCTTCAAAGGTAGAAGTTGGATACACTCGACAAGTATAAAGGAAAACCCAAAAACAAATATGAAAGACGTAAAACGAAACGTTCCAAAAAAAGGTGATAGAGTTCGGGTTCGAATGAACCTAAACAAAGGTCTTATCGTTGTGAAAGCCGCAAGTGGCCCAAACTACGGAAAAATGCTTTACATGACCGACGAAGTTGTAAAGGTATCCGATCCGGAGTTTCGAGTCATGGACGGTTCTTACGAAAGGGTCGTAAACGAAGGCCAGAGAGACCTTTGCGCCTACGTTGTGGGGACGTACGAAGGCCATTCAAGTGAAGAAAAAAATCCGAACGTGTTTTACAACCCGTTTCGGCAAAAGCATTTTCACTTCCGGGACTCAACCCCGGTGAAAGGAAAGGTTGAAGGAGAAGAGCTTTTCTTTTGGGCCGAAGACGGGAAAGGGCGAATGAAACTAACAACAGATCAAACAGAAAATGAATGCGATTGAAAAGGTTTTAAAGCGAGAGGATTGGGAATCAAAAGGAAAAGAAGAGATCAACCAAGGGTCATGTAAGTTGTTTGCAGAAGCCGTAAATCAAGAAGACAGCAGGTACAAGGTAAAGCGCGGCCCCCTCCACACGTTTCTTTACAGAGAGGACACGGGGCTTTATTACGACTCCGAGTGCCCGGAAGGTGTAGAGTACCCGGATTTTCTTCCGTTCTATTGCCGTTGCCATAGCATATACGACAGCTACTGGATGCATCTTGGATGGTCGAAGGTTGGTTCAAACAGACATGTCCAAAAAGTATGATTGTATATTTGAAAGACAAGACGGAAAGAAAAGAGTGGCGCAACTACGTAATGGAATATCCAGAGGACGGGGTACCTATGGAGTATCGAGAATTTTCAAAAGACCACATCCTTCATCCGGTATATCATAAAGGATTAAAGGGGACAAAAAAGCAAATCAAACAGGCCATAAGTGTGCCTTCAAAGCAGTTTTACGAAAAGAGCAACGTATTCACGAAAAAAATAGAGATCAAATAACACATGTCCTTGGTAATTGGAGTTTCATATAACGAAAAGTCTATAATCGCAGCAGACTCCGGAGGGTTTAACAGTAGCAACGGCAACTTTGAAGTTGTGAAAAGTCCAAGAAAAATTCAAAAAATTGAAGGGGTCTTATACGGTCTTGTAAACTCTTGGGAAGACATTCAAGTGTTAAAAGAGATAAAGACCGAAAGTAAAAAGTCTGTTAAACCATACCATATGAAAAAAGTTCTTCGGCGTTTTGAAGAAAAAAAGGGGGACAACGGAATGAAGGGAATAGCCATAGACAGCCAGCACATCGTTCGGCTTTACAACTCGAAAGCCCCAAGACATTTGTCCCCCGATAAACACAAGTTTGCCGCCGTAGGCTGTGGGAAGGATTGGGTGGAAGGATATATGCACGCGAAAATCAAAGACTTTGAAGACCCGGAAGAGCTGGTTTCGTCTACGTTTTCTGCTATCCAAGACGTGAACAAGTTTGTTGAACCACCAATACGAAAGGTACTCAAAAACCACCAATGATTGTTGTTTTTAAAACCAAAGAAGCCAAACGATTTTTGAAAAGGTACATTTCTCTTTGGGGGTCGTACAACGACGTTGCCGTAAACCCCGAAGTTTTCATACACAACCAAAAAACGCTTCAAAGAGCAAAAGAAAAAATTATCGAAGCTTCAAAACACGGAAAGATAGTATGAGTTCGGAGAAAGAAAAATTTGACCGGGTTAGCGTTAAATCCAAAGTTAAAACCGGAACAAAAAAAGAAGAAACATCTCGCCCCACAGAACCGTATGAAGTGCTTCTTGAATTTCGTGACGACTCCGGAGCACGGCACTTCATCAAATGGTTTTGGGGAAGGGGTGGACTCGAAAAGTTTCGGGTAGACAAGTGCCTTCCCGATTCAGTGCCGAAAGCCGCAGATCACGTGTTTGGGCTTCCCGAAGAAGGAATTATTACGAGAGACCGACGTAGGTATATACACGAAATTCTTATTCTCTTCGAAACAAAAAAAGAGGCAACGTGTTTTAAGCAGTGGTGGGATTATCTTGGGTCTTCGGCTTTCAATGATTACGTCAACGAATAGTCTTTATTGAACCAATGATTATACTAACGGCAAACTACAACACTTCAAAAATCGTTAACGAATGGGTCGAAGACGAACTTTACGAGAACGGGTGGCACAAACCGTTTCCAATTTCAATTCGAAACATAAAGGGGTGGAGAAAAAACCAAAGCGTTCAAGTTCTTAAAGAAAGACTCGTAAATGAAAATATAAAGAAATGGTAATTTTGTCAAGCACAAAAGAAAACCTAAATGGTTGGCTTACGTCAACAACTGCTATGAAAAAGCTTTCTTTATGTTTTCGAAGAATAGACATTTGGGAAGTTGAAAAATTAAAAAGGGATATCCGGAAGAACCTTTGCCACTAGTTCAATTAAAACGTAACTTTTTAGCCAAAATTAAACACACTCCCGAAGACCCTGAAATTGTTTGTGAACTTTTAGAACCTGTATCTGTACTGTAGAGGCGATGAACTACATCTACGAAATTCGAAATACAAAAACCGAAAGGTCATACATCGGGTCCACCGAAAATTTTCGGAGACGAATGGTTGAACACCGCTCGATGCTTCGAAAAGGTGTCCACTCTTCCCCGTACCTCCAACACTCTTGGAACCAGTACGGGGAAGAGGCTTTTGTATTTCGGGTATTAGAGCAAGTCCCGGAAACCGAACATCTTCTTCAAATTGAGCAGCAGTGGCTTGACGATGTAAAACCTTTTCCGTGGGAAAACCCAAAGGGATACAATATAAGCCCGGATGCTATTGGTGGTTACACTTGGGGACCAAAACACCCAAGATACAATGAAATCGTTGAAAAAATGAAAAAGATCAATTCTGGAGAAAACAACGGGATGTGGGGGAAAGAACATACCGAAGAAACTCTTCAGCTTATGAAAGACCGTGCTGAAGGTCGGTATACTCTTGAATGGTTTATCGAACGATATGGTGAGGAAAAAGGAAAACAACGTTATAAAAGTCGTTGTAAACGTCTATCAAACCGTGAATACGACAACCCAATGAATCATGAAAAACACAGAAAGAAAATTTCGGAAACACTTCAAGGAAGAAATGTTACTTGGAAAGATAAAATTAGTAAAGGTAGAAAAGGAAAAGGGACTGGAAAGGCAAATGTGAACTACAAAGAAATTTCAAAGACAGAACTAAAACAAAAAGTTAAAGAAGAGTTAAAATCAAAAGAATTGGCTGAATATTTTGATGTTTCACAAAACACAATTACCCGCAAACTCAAAAAACATTTCGGATGTGGTCTCCGTGAAGCTAGAAAACAGTTTAGACAATGAAAAAAGGGATGAGCCAAAAGCTCATCCCTTTTTTCTTTTTGTGATATGTAAGGTCCTAAACCTTATACGCGGCCCGGATTATCAACTACTACGATACCATAAAACTCGGGGCGAACCATGCGCTTCGCATACCGTGTCATAACCCCTCTTCTTGGCGTGAAGTTGTTAGGGTCATACACGATAGGTGTCATAATGAGTGGGATATATGGAGCATAAACTGCACCAGTTTCAAGGAAGCTTTGTCCTCTATATCCAACAAGAATGATGTTTTCAAGCATGTATGGGTTCTTGTAAACTTGGAATCTGTTGTACAGAGTACCCACACGCTGAACACCCATAGCGAACTGCATCTCGTCTCCACCTGTGTCGGTTCTGAATCCTTCAATGGACTCAAGAATCGTTGCAACTTGCGGGGAGCAAACAAGGAAGTTTGCACCACCACGCATTGTCTTCTGGTGGATAGAGTTGGAAACGCTTTGGATCTTGTTTCCTAGCGTTTGGAACCAATCGTTCTTACGGGCACCCGGTTGGGAACCTGCGTCAACGAACGAATCAGTTGCCGGATCATACTCAAATCCAACCTTCGTGCTCCAGTACTCTCGCGTTAGAGCGTTGGAAATGAGCATGTCAAGGATCTCAAGATCAATCTCCATTGAAATGTACTCAGAAAGCATACTTGTTAGTTCTGCCTCTGCGTCAATGGAGTGATAAGCGTTAAGGTCCTGTGCAAGCTCCGGAGTCCAGACAGCCTTCAATTTACGTGTCTTTGCCGCAATCGGCTCGGAACGCAAGTCGAAGTCAATTTCCGGAATGTCAAGGATTTCATATCCGCTTGACGGGTTGGTTGTGGAAGGGTAGTCTCCGTTATCACCCGGACCAGCAACGTCAGGGTTCGGGGAACGATCCTCGAAGTCACCACGGTCGAACGTTTCTGGCTGAACTTGATACTCAACCGTTACGTTATCGGAATCGAAGTCTCCAGCCGTTTCAACAGCACCGGAAGTTGTCGGAAGAACAACGAACTCAACTCGCTGCTTGCCACCAAACTGTCCAATGTGCTCGATGTGTGCCGGATAAAATTGGTCAATAATTGCAGACGCAATCGTGAATCCGCGAACACCGTTTGGATCAGCCGTCTCCGGAAGGTCAACCGTAACGGCCCTTAGAAGGTCGTCACCGTCAACAGTAAGGTCTGCTCCATTTACTCCAACAAGATCCGGATCGAAGTCAACTCGGCTCTTAGAAACGGTGTCAACGGATACAACACGTTCGGTTCCGCTTCCACCTGTAGAGTCAAGTCCTTCAACCGTTTGGTCGTTCATAGAGTACGTGAAGCGACCTTCACCGTAAAATCCTCCGGTTGGGTCTCCTTCAACTTCGGTGTCACCGTGGATTAGATCATCCTCGTTGAATCCCGGCTGCGTGGAGCCATACTTGAAGTCAAGGAAGAAGATCAATCCAGAAGGAAGGTTCATCGGCTGAACCGAAACAAATTCCTTCGCAACGATTTCACCAAAAACTCTTCGTACCAATGGGAGAGCAACACCCGCCCATTCTTCGGAACCCTCTGAGGTTCCGGTTCGATTTGCTTCGTTAACAAGCTGTTGATACTGGTTTTCAAGAAGGATTGCAAGACCGTGTGTTTCTTCTTCACGGTCAAGTCCTTCAAGAAGACCTGTCTTTTCCCACTTGTTAACAAGCCCACGGGATTTTTCTTTCAGGGTCTGCTG